TGCTGGCTCGTGAGGCCGAGGGCAAGAAGAAGGCTGCCGCCAATCAGCGGCGCGCCAAGGCGAGCTCTGTGTCTGTAGAGGGCGCGGATAAGTCGGGAGTGGACGTCGATCTTCCTAGTGATGACGACGACTCTACTGCTGCTATTATCCGCGAACAATTCAAGGCGGCATCTAGCGGAAGGGTGTGATATGAGTGAGCAGCTGCAAGCCGAAGTGGAGAAACTGAAGATGGACAACCACCTCATGAACCACCGGCTCAAGTCACTGGAGGAAGAGCGGCTGCCGAGTCGGGTTGCGAGCATGGAACCAATCGTGGCCCGACTTGAACTCAAGATGGATGACTTGGCGGCTAGAGTCGACCACGGTTTGATGGAGGTGCGGGACGCCATCAACGGACAGAAGCATATGCAGAAGGGGATGGCCCTCGCCGTGGTGGCCACGGTAGGACTGATACAACTACTCCCATATCTCAAGGGTCTATTGCAGTGAAGACAGTACACGACATCATAGAGCACATCCTTAAGGTCGAAGGAGAGAAGTACACCAACGACCCGAAGGACAGCGGTGGGCCGACCAAGTGGGGCTGGACCGAGAAGGCGCTGCGGGACATGGGCTGGAACGGCGATGTTCGCAATCTGGACCGAGCCACCGCATACGACCTCTACTACGCTCGATTTGTTGTGAACTCTGGCTATCAGCCCATCATGGGGCTGAGCCCGCAGATCGTAGCGGAGCTGGTGGACACTGCGGTGAATATGGGCGAGGCGAGGGCTGGTCGATTCCTGCAGATGTGCCTCAATGCCTTCAATAACGAACAAAAGTTGTATCCTGACATTGTGGAAGATGGTATTGTGGGCAGGCGCACCGTATCCACTCTGCAGACTTATCTGAAGCACCGTGGTAGCGAGGGCGAACTCGTGATGCTGCGGGCTTTGAATTCTCTTCAAGGTGCGTACTATCTCGAACTTTCACGGTCTCGTCCTAAAGATGAGCGCTTTGTCTATGGCTGGATCCTCAACAGGGTGGTGATATGACTATCAACGATCTCATGGCGCGCGGTGGCGCACTCAACGACGTCCAGCTGCTCAATGAGAAGCTGAAACGTCCGAAGACCACCAACGTCCTCACCAAGCGCAGCTTCGGCATGATGAAGACGGTGACCCCCGCCGCTGGCGGATTCACCCAGATCGTGCAGATGGAGCTGGAAACCGACTTCAACATGGTTCGCATCGGCATTCCCAACCTGCACTCTGCCACAGTGGCGGGGGTCAAGGTCCAGGTAGCCGTGGTGAACCAGTGGGTCAGTGGAGGCTGGTATCTGGCCCCCACCCCGAGCGGTGGAACCTGGATCGACGTGACCTTCAACGGCGCAGCGACTGGTACGCTGGCCGCTCGCATCAGCGCCCAGAACGCGAGCATCACCTACACCGACCTCATCCCACTTAAGAGCATCGCTCGTGTGGATGCCGGTGGCGTGCGGCCTCTGCTCGCAGTGAAGATCCAGTATCCGGACGGCGCGGTGGTTACTGGACCGGCCAACGACTTCTATCAGTGGCGCACATTCACCAACACATACGGTCGCCAGATGCGTGTGAGCAGTCAGTCCGTTCTGGGCATCGACACTCCCGCCAGCTACACGACCACCACCGCCATCGACACCAACGCTTGCATCCCGGTGGTTGAGTACCACACTCACAACGCTGGCCGTCAGGTCATGCTGCTGGGTGACTCTACCGTGGAGGGCACTGGAGCCACTCAGCGCGCTTGGGGCGCGGTGCAGCGTGTGACCACCAGCCTGTCCACCAAGGAAGCCCCGATCGAGTACTACAACCTCGGGATGCACGGTCAGGGCGCGAACACCTTCATGGCCGCGTATGACGCCTTCCAACCGACTGTCAAGGCCACTGCCATCTTCGCTGCGCCACTGTCTGTTAACGACACCGCAGTGGGAGGGATGAATTATCTGGCTTACAACGCCGCCCGAGCTGCCATCGACAAGCTGGTGAACAGCACGGCTGACGTGTTCATCCTTGGAACTCTGCCGTTCAACCCAGCCTTCCGCGACGTGGGAGCCAACGACAGTAAGCGCCTGGACTTCAATGAGTACCTTTCGCACCTGAGCCAGTTCACCTTCGTTGACGGCTATGTCGATGAATTCAGCGGTGTGGTGGATGGTGACGGCCAGATGCAGATCAAGGCTGGCCTCACCTCTGACGGCGTACACCCGAACGAGGCTGGGTACGAGGTGCTGAAGCTCGTGGTCAAGCCCTATGTGGAGATGATCAAATGAATCCACTACTCGCACCAGCGCTCTTCGATATGGGGCGCGAGATAATCCAGCGTATCTTCCCCGATAAGGAGCAGCAGGCCAAGGCCGAGCTGGAGCTCATGCGGCTGGACCAGGAAGGCCAGATTAATGAGCTGGCCACCCGCATGAATGCCATCACTAAGGAGGCGGAAAGCGACGACCCATGGACCAGCCGTGCGCGACCGATGTTTCTCTACGTATTCTATGTAGTGATTCTGATGCTGGTGCTGGTGGCCCCGTTTGTCGGCATTTTCTTCCCAGACCAGATGGAGCAGTTCTTCACCAATGTGGGTCGCGGCTTTGACGCTATCCCAGAAGAGCTCTGGTGGACGTTCAGCGCTGGATATCTTGGATATGCTGGCCTACGCACAGTAGAAAAACGGAAGAAGTAGTTGCATTCGGGGCGGGGTGGGGCTACTATAGGCACAGCCACTCTCCCTTCCCCCACTCTAACAGTCTGGGGTCTGGAGCTTACCTCCGTCATGAGTAGGCCAAGACTTATTCTATCACTGGAGGTTTATCATGGCATTTCCTAACGTGAGCGATATCATCGCCACCACTATCGAGCGCCGCAGCAAGAAGCTGGCGGACAACGTCACCAAGAACAACGCGCTTCTGGCTCGCCTGAAGCAGCGCAACCGCATCCAGACCTTCAGCGGTGGTCGCCTGATTTACGAAGAAATGTCCTTCGCAGAAAACGGCAACGCCGGATACTACAGCGGATACGATCTGCTGCCGGTCGCCCCGCAGGACGTCATCACCGCTGCTCAGTACGACATCAAGCAGGCCGCTTGCCCTGTCGTCGTCAGCGGCCTGGAAATGCTCCAGAACGCCGGTCCTGAGCAGATGATCGACCTGCTCACCAGCCGCGTTGACGTGGCCGAGGCCACCATGCAGAACCTCATCGCTGAGGGTGTGTACAGCGACGGCACCGGCGCTGGTGGTAAGGAGATCGTTGGACTTGACGCCATGATCCCGTCCACCCCCACTGCCAGCCAGACCGACACCTACGGCGGCATCGATCGCACGACTTGGACCTTCTGGCGCTCCAAGTCGGCTGCTGGCACTTACGCCGACATGCTGGCCGACATGAACTCCATGTGGGCCTCCTTGGTGCGTGGCGCTGACCGTCCTGACCTCATCGTCATGGACAGCCTCGCTTGGGGCGAATATGTCGGCCGCTTGAACGCTCTGCAGCGTTTCGGCAGCGACGGCTCCAGCGGCGGCAACGGCTTCGGCTTCCCGTCCGTCAAGTTCATGGACGCTGACGTGGTCCTGGACGGCGGTATCGGCGGCTTCGGCGCGGCTAACACCGCATACTTCCTGAACTCCAAGTACATGAAGTATCGTCCGCACGCTGCTCGTAACTTCGTGCCGCTGAGCCCGAACAAGCGCTACTCCATCAACCAGGACGCCGAGGTTCAAATCTTGGCGTGGGCAGGCAACATGACCTGCTCCGGCGCTCAGTTCCTGGGTCGTCTCACCTTCCAACCTTAACCCCCGCAGTGGCCAAGGACGGCCACTGAAGGAGGACACATCATGGCCAAGCCTACTGAACTAGTCGGATCGCTGATTGATCCAGTCGAAAGCAACGACCTCGGCTCGCTGAACACCCTCATCGGCTTCGTTGGTAACGAGGCCACCGGGGCTGTCACAGGACCAGAGGGTCAAGTCGGAGCCATTCACCGTATCGGGCACGTCGACACAGAAGTCCCGAGTGTGGTCGGTTACACCGCTCCGTAATCAAGCCCCTTCGGGGGCTTTCTCTATGAGGTGCAGAAAATGCCGCAATTTGAAGATGATGTAACCGACTTCGAGAACCGCTACGCTGGAGACAAGGGCGTCCACGCGCGATTCTACATGTTCCCCCAGAAGAACGAGGCCAAGAGCGCCAGCGCCGGTCGCCCGATCTTCGAAGATACTGAGTTCGTTGAGATCTTTGCCGCTGGCAACTCCACGAACATCGTTCGCCGCCCTGCTCGTGCCATGGACAAGGACCGCTTCCGCCGCCAGTACGAGGCGTTCAAGGCTGGCACTGAAGATCAGCTTCAGGGTACTCCTCTCCATGAGGTGCCCTGGATTACTCGCTCTCAGGTGGAAGAGCTTGCCTATCTACGCATCCGCACCCTCGAGCAGCTGGCCAACGTCAGCGACGCAGCGTGTGGAAAACATGTCGGCTTGTACGACCTCAAGTCCAAGGCGACCAAGGCTCTGGCCGCTGCTGAAGGTGCCGCCCCTATCACCGAACTGACCAAGGAAAACGAAGAGCTCAAGCGTCGTTTGGATCAGCGGGACAAGGAAATGGACACCATGAAGGAGCAGATGGCCAAGCTGATCGCCGCCGTGCAGGCCAAGAACGCACAGGATGACGAGGACGAGGAAGAGCCGGAAGGCAACGACCCGGCCGCTGCCGCCGTTAAGGAAACTGGCAAGAAGAAGTAATTAGGGGGACTTCCCCACCGCTAGGGGGACCGCACCGCCCTCTAGCGGGATTTTACAGGAGGCAGTGATGGGAACTCTAGCAACCGCTCAATACATTGTGGACCGGGCTGTGGACGAGCTCGGTCTTGCTCGTACCCAGCTGGTTGAGGGTCTCATCAACCAAGTCGGTGTCCAGGGTATGGCCCTCCTCAGCTCGCTTGGGGAGGACCTAGTCCGAGACCACGACTGGCAGTTCCTTGAGAAGACCGTGGCATTCGCCGGCAATGGTTCGGCCAACGTATTCAGTCTCCCACCAGATTTTGGCCGCATCGTCAACCAGACGGTGTGGAGTGAAAAGAACAAGATGCCAGCAAGCGGTCCGGTCAACTCTAAGGAGTGGGGCTGGATTAAGTTCGGCATGATCTCCTCTAGCGTCTACTACCGCTATCGTATCCTTAATGACCGCTTCGAAGTGTTCCCGACCCCACCTGCAGGGGAGCGTATCCAGTTCTTCTATATTTCCAAGAACTGGGTAATAAAGGGCGACGGCACAGGATACGCTGACAGTATTATCGACAACACAGACAAGCCAATGTTCGACCGCAGCCTTATGATCAAGGGCCTCAAGGCTCGGTTGTGGGCGCAGAAGGGCTTCGATACCAGTGTCCTGGCTCGGGAGTACAACGACGCCCTGAGCACGATTAAGGCTCAGGACCAAGGCGCGCCGGAGATTCGGCTGGGCCGCTACGCGGACAGTGAGCTGCTGGACGGCACCCGCAACGTCCCAGAGGGTAACTGGTAATGAGAACCATTCCAAAGACCCGCGTATCTGACATCCAGCCGCTTATCGCCCCCACTGGTGGCATAGACGACACCTCGCCACTTGCTGACATGGGAGAGCAGTACGCGCTGCGAATGGTGAATCTGTTCCCAGAGTCCGGTGCGCTTCGAGTGCGCAAGGGCTATCGTGAACATGTTACGAATCTCCCAAGCCCTGCTCGCACGCTGGTGGCCTATCTTGGCGTAGACGAGCTCTATGACCGCCTGTTCGCCTGCACAGACTCTGGCATCTACGACGTTACCGCCAGTCAGGATGGAGCCACCCTGGAGATCGCCCTGACCAACGGCGACTGTCAGTGGACTCAGTTCACCAACATCGCCGGGAACTTTCTGATCGTCTGTAACGGTATCGACCCGGCTGTCATCTACAATGGCACCACTTGGACCGTGATGACAGAGGTGGCCACCGTGCCGGAGGCAGACGCTCCGGGCAAGCTGGTGGGACTGGACCCGGCCACCATCGTGGATGTACATGTTCACAAGAATCGCATTTGGTTCGCAGAGCGTGACTCCAGCGTGCTGTACTTCCTCCCAGTGAATGCGCTGGCCGGGGAGCTTGGTGTGCTGAACTTGTCGTTCAGCATGGGTGGCTGGACCAATTGCATGTTCACTTGGACTATGGACGCTGCCGAGAGCACTGACGATCTGTTCATAGCTCAGAGCAGTGAGGGCGAGATCTTTGCCTATACCGGCATGGTGCCGGATGACCCTGCTGACTGGCGTCGTGTGGCCCGTTACAGCATCGGCGCGCCGCTGGGTCGCAAGTCCGTGGCCCCGTACAACGGCGACCACCTGATGATGACCAAGTATGGTCTTGTTTCCTTTTCCAAACTGGTCGGCGGCCAGACCAGCCAAGGAGACCAGCACGGCACCGCCAGCGGTCGCATCAGCCGCACCATTAACGACATTGTTCGGGGTCGCCAGAATAGCGAAGGCTGGGAGGTGGTCAACGCGCCATCGTTCCAGTACATTATCCTAAGCCTGCCGGAGTACTCTGGGGAGGCACCGTACCAGTTCGTAATGAACAGCCTGACTGGCGCCTGGACCACGTTCGACCTACCGGCTGAGACCTTCATTGAGTACAAGGGTCTGCTCTACTTTGCTGACTCTGTCGGTACAGTGTTCCGCCACGGCGACTCCGATATGGACAACGTGGCGCTTGACGGCATGAGCGCAGACGCCATCGTCTCCGGCTTTCAACAGGCTTTCTACTACTTCGGCACTCCTGGACAGTCGAAGCACTACAAACTGATTCGCCCCATCTTTGAGACCGCGGTGACCCCGCAGTTCGTACTGGACATTTCCACCGACTTCAGCTCGGATGGTGGTCTGGCCGACCTGCCGGTTCCTGCGCTCGTAGAACAAGAGGGCGTCTTCTGGGACGATGCAGATTGGGACGAGGATATCTGGGTGCAGCGCCTTGATGTCCACCAAGACTGGATCGGCCTTCGGGGCGCGGGCTACTGCGCCTCTCTTTCGGTGCGGATTTCCTCTACCGAGGAGACCCGATATGTTGCGTCTAATTGGGTTGTTGAAGGCGGTATGGGACTATGAGATCTATCACTTGCTGCACTACTTATCTACCTTTTCTGTGCAAGGCACTGGAGTTCACGGCGACCCCGCTGGCTCAGTGCATCGTATGTGTAGATGAGAAGGGGTTCCCCATTGCGGGAGTTATATATGATGGCTATAATGGTGCCATCGTACATGCTCATATTTGGATGGATGCTGAAAAGCGCCCACTCCGCGAGTGGTATGCGGCGATCTTCGACTACCCATTCAACCGGATGGGTGTCCGCAAGATCATAGGCCAAGTGAACTCAAACAATATCGAGGCGCAGAACCTCGACGTTAATTTCGGCTTCACCCTGGAGGCGGAGCTCAAAGATTACTACGAGGATGGGGCCAGTCTTCTGGTCTACACCCTCACTCGCGAGAACTGCAAGATCCTTAACTCGCCCCTGTGGGAGCGCGTCGTGAACAAAATGTCGAGGGCTGAATAATGGGCGGCGGAAAGAAGAGTAAGGCTCCGGCTGCGCCAGACTATGCCGCAGCAGCTAGAGCTCAGGGTGCTGCTGATAAAGAGACAGCTCAGTACACCACTGCCCTGGATAGACCTAATCAGGTCGGCCCTCAGGGCAGTGTTCAGTGGAGCTTGAGGCCCGGCGCTGATGCCAACAACCCGAAGCCGGGCGACTGGGTACAGACCACCGCGTTCACCCCAGAACAGCAGGCCATTTTTGACGCTCAGCAGCAGAACGACCTCGCCCTGCAAGGCCTCGGCAGCACGGCCATCGGTCAGGCCCAGAATGTCATGGGGAACGAGTTCAACCCCAACCTGACTGACTTTCAGCCGGCTGAGGGCTTGGCCCAGAGCAATACCGGGCTTCCGCAGAACACGCTGAACGGGATGCAGGGCATCGACGAGAACGTGGACCGCTACAATGCCGAGGCTGCTCAGGCGCTGTACGACAAAACCACTCAGCTCTACGACCAGCGCTTCGGACAAGATGAGGCGCGGGAGCGACAGCGGCTGGCCAGCATGGGGCTGACCGAGGGCTCTAGCGCGTTCAACAACGCGATGCAGTCCTTCAACCGCAACAAGAACGAAGCCTACGAGACGGCCAGTCTAAACGCACTGCTCAAGGGCTACGACGTCGGCACCAACAACCTGAACAACCTGCTGAACACCCGCAACAGCAACATGAATCTTGCGCAGGGCCAGTTCGGACAGGACTCCACTCGCACGAACATGGACCTTGCTGAGCGTCAGGCGCAGGCCACCAGCCAACTCAATCTGGCGAATCAGGCGGCTGCACAGCGTCAGCAGCAATTCAGCGAGCAAGCCTATCAGCGCAGCCTGCCCATCAACGAGATCAGCGCCCTTCTGAGTGGTGGCGGCGTCAGTGCTCCTCAGTTTGCGTCGTTCGCGCCGAGTACGCCATTCAACGCGCCGGATACGCTGGGGGCCACTCAGGCACAGTACAACGCTGAGATGGGACGGTACAACGCCGGTCAGCAGCAGAAGGGCGGATTGCTCGGTGCTGCCACCAGCCTCGGCGGCTCGTATCTGGGGAGTAAGTGATGAATAATCAAGCTATGGCTCAGGCCCTCCGTGATCTGGCACAGCAGCAGCGCCGTCAGCAGCTGACCCAGCAGCCGGGGATGCAGAACCAGAACAGCCCGGACCTCAGCACCAATATTCTACAGGGGCTGACGAAGTACAACGACACGAGCGGCGGTGGTCTAAATCGTATGCTCAGCGGGCTTCTGAAGGGTGCTGCTGCCGGTGGTGGCAGCGCAGGAGGCACCGGATTTGGCCTCGGACAGCCGCTTGTAAGTGGCGGCATAGGTGGTGCCAGCTTTGCCGGTGGCGGCGCAGCAGCAGGCTCTGGAGCGGCTAGTGGCATGGGGAGCGCGCTACTGTCCAACCCATTGACGGCCATCGCGGCTGCTATCGCCGGTGGAGCCAACTATCTGGACAACAAGGACATCAGCTCCTGGAGCGACACGCTGAAGGGCAAGGCTGGCGGAAATATACTGGACTACTACGGCGGTCGTAAGGACGGTAAGACTCACGGCTTCCTGGGCAAACTGGTGGATCAGGACAAGGCTCCTGGCCAATTGTCCAAGGCCGTAACTGACCTCTCCGAGCTGGACTTCAGCAATGCCTTCAGCAATGCGAAGGACGGCATCAAGTCCATCTTCAAGCTAGACTTCTTCTAAGGTGGTGTCATGAATCCACTAGCAGATGCACTCCGCAAGCGCCAGGAAGCTGAGCGTCTGCGTGGTCGCGGCCTACAGTTTCAGGATGTGGCCAACTCCGCAGGAGCTCCCACGGTCGGCGGCGGCATGGTCCAGGGTATGCGCGGGGCGCAGGCCACCCCGGAGGCTATCAATTGGGGTAGCATCATCCAGAGCGGCATCGGTAACTATCAGGCCGCGAAGGACACCGCCACCGCCAGCAAGATGGACAAGGAGGCCGATGAGCTCAGCCAAGCCTTCATGGAGTCTACCTTCAAGAACGACCCCGAGTCCTACCGTCTGATGCAGATGGCACAGGCCGGAGTGCCTGGCGCTGAGCAGGCGCTGGCCGAGCGCGTGAACCCCAAGAAGGAGGCGATGGGTGCCTTCCTACAGCACATCCAGTCCGGTGTGGCCGACCCCGATATGGTTGGTGAGATCGCCGAACGCTACGGCGTGGACCCGGTGCTGGCCCGCAAGGCCGTTGAAACTCAGCAGAAGCGTGCGGCGGAGCGGGAGGCCGCCGAGCGTCAGCAGACTCTTTCTGACTACGAGGCCAAGAAGCAGATCGATGCTCGTTATCGTCAGCCATCGGCTGCCGCCACCCGCGACATCAGCTTCCAGGAGTACATGGCCA